AGTCCTAGTCCATCACCTAGTCCTAGTCCATCACCTAGTCCTAGTCCATCACCTAGTCCTAGTCCATCACCAGCACCCTTACCACAACCGGAAGGTGAAATAGAAAGACTTGTGTTTGAGAATGTTGAGATTGCACCTTTTAAATTAGAGGATCTGAAGTCAGAAGAAAATAATATAAAATTAAAATCTATTCAATATCCAAAAGTTATTATAGATTTTCTAGATATACAAGGTCCTTTAGATCCAAATACTATGATAGAGGGTATAACTATCAATGATGCACCATTTACGATTGCATCAAAAAATGTACCAGGTCCTGGAAAACCAGACGTTATAAATGATGTTGTTTTTCCTGCACAAAAAATTTATGGTCCAGAAATACAATTAAAAAAAGAAGATGGTGGTACTATACCAATAAAATTGGAATATTTGGAATATCCATCGGTAGTAATAGACACGGTAAATATTCCAGATCCACCACCTGCTGATATATTTTTAGAACCAATAGTAATAACCGAAGAAAAAAAAGTTTCTGGTATTGTTTTAGATACTCCTGTAACTGAATCTGCTGAAGAAAAAGATGCGAAAAGTGCATACATAGTTCCAACATTACAAATAAAAGACTTAAATATTCCTCCAGAAATTACTTTTTATCCTTGGGATGATGGAGTTGAGGCACATCCAGAAATTACAATACAACTAAAAGATGCACCTTTTACTCTAGAAATTCAATCAATAGTGGTAAATCAGAATCCCCAATCGGAAGTTGTAATAGACAATTTAAACACTACACCTTTGGTTATAGAAAGTGTAAAAACACAAATCCCATCCGGATCAAAAGAACGAGTTTTGATTCCAGAAAGAAATATGGAAATCAATGTTCCTATAAACAAAGATATTGGAAAAAATATTAAAGAACTTTTAAAAAATAAAAATAGAACAGTCCCAAAAATTGATATTAAAAATGCTACAATTCCGGTTGTTGTTAAAAAAGTTATTGTTCCGGAAGAAAACTTAAACACTATAAATGAACAAAAAAAGAAGAAAGAAGAAGAACAATCTACTAAAAATAAAAATAATGTGGTTAAAGGCGATACATCGGAACCAACTGCAGAACAAAAAAGAAAGGTTGATGAAAAAAAAGGATCAACAACAGATGAACAAAAGAAAGTTATTGCAAAATCATTAGGTTTTCGAGAATCTGGAAATAATTACAAAGCTGTGAACCAATATGGTTTTGTTGGAAAGTACCAATGGGGTGCTCTTTCGTTAAACGACTTGGGTATGGTGAAATCTAATGTTAGAAAAAATTCACAATTAAAGGATCCAAATAGTTGGAGTGGAAAGTATGGAATAACATCATTAGAACAATTTATGAATAGTCCAGAAGTTCAAGAAAAGGTGATGAGAGATTGGATAAATTTATTAGAAAAAAGATTAAGGTCTCAAAAAATTATAGATGATACCACATCTTCATCTGATATTGCAGGGTATATTGCAACATCACATTTGTTAGGAACAGGTGGCGCTAAAAAATTAAAACAAGGGATTGTTGGTAAAGATGCAAATGGCACAAGTGCTGTTGAATATTTTAATATTGGAAAAAAATCGGGTTACAATCAACAACTTGTTGGAAAAAATAGATTTGTTAATTTAAACAAAGATGCGTCTTCACCATCAGAAGAACAAAAAGAAGAGAAAAAAGAAACACAACAATCTACAAATACAACAACAAAATCAGAAACAAAAAAGGCAGTTGTCAAGATAGAAAAACCTGTTGTTGTAACTAGTACAGATCCAGTTACAGTAAACTCTAAACCACCAAATGATAATGAAAAGAAAAAATTACAAAATGAGGTTACTAGACAAAAACAACAACAAAAAAATGCAGAAAAAGCACAAGGTAAAGCCAAAAAGAAAGGTGAACCGGATATGGACATTCCTGTGAACAAAAAAGTTCAGGTAACAAATAAAGCTTGGGAAAAGCCGTCTGCAGTTAGTGTTTCAAAAAACAGAACAGTTCCTGTTTTTAAGTTTGGAGAAAAAAGACCAAATAAAATGCAGGGATCTAATCATCCAGGATATATTAGTCATGGTAGATTGAAAGATAGTGCAACAAAATCATTTCATTATTGGATAAATAAATTTGTATATGATGTTAAGTGGAATGGAAGTTCATTTAATATGGAGAATGCAGATAGACCTGCAAGAATTGAAAGTAAAACATCATGGTATCCTTGGGCAACGGACGCAACTTTTTTAAAACCAACATATTCTCGTCCATCTGAGGAAAATTATTTAAAAATGATGTATGATAAACAGTTCAATAGATGGCAAGATTGGAAAAAATTATACAATAAGCCACAACCTGCAATATGGGATTCTGGAAATGGATTTCAAGTTGGTGTTTTGCCGTATGCATTTAATGCTAATTGGGATAATCTTGTTAGCAAATTTAGAATAAATGCTTTTGGTCTTCAAAATTTTCCACTTTCTGATGAAATAAAATCTAAATTATCGATGATGGATGTTGGTATTATTTTAAATTTTCAACAATCTGGTATAGTAAACCGGTATACAGTTGGTGATAAACAGAAAACACCCCCACCAGCTGCTTCTGGAACAGAACAACATTTAATGATGGTTACTGAATTGACAGGTAATTGGGTATTGGGAAAAAAAGGTGTTGATCCAATGATAGGTTTCTTTTTACCATCAAGTGCAGCTCCAAATCTTAATTGGGCACACGAACCTCATTGGTGTGGTATATTTAGTAATTATGTTTCTAGAAAATCTGGCCACTCTTTTAGATCTCCGATTGAAGTTAGAGGATATGAACGGGATACATTAACAGCTGGATTACCACTAAACAGACCAAGATTGGAAGAAGATGTAAACGAAGAATGGGACGAGGATTTGTGGATTCAAACGGTTTATGCAGTTAGAGGCGGTAATTTAAGTAAATACGCAACACATACTCCTTGGCTCATAGGTATGTCAAAACATCCTGATAATCCGGAACATCCATGGGATTCTGATTATATTTCAACATATAAAAATCAGATAAATCAAATTTGGTTTGTTGAAAATATACATTATGTAAAAAACGGAAAAAAAGGAGGTTCATTAACGGAATGGGGTAAAAAACTTATATTAGGTGCAATAGATCAAAATATAATAGATTGGCCTGCTGCTTTTGCAACAACATATGGCCATGTTGAAGTCTGTGTTGGGTTAGATTTAGATGGAACTGTATATTTATTTGGAGGAAATAGTGGAGGTGAAGGATCAGATGATGTGATGGGTAATAAAATGGGATTTTGGGATAAACATATTGCATCTTTTGCTCCAGGAATAAAAGCTAAAAATCCATGGACAGGAGAAGGATATGATGGTGGTGGACATTTATGTTTATCAAAAATGCAAGGTGGTCATGGAAAAAGACAACATCCTGGAATAAGTGCACCTTGGGTAAATACTCCAATAATAGAAACGTATAAAAATTATTTGGTAAACAATCCTGATCCAAAATTTCCAGTTTACAAAACATATTTAGATAGACTTCTTGCAATAAACACAATAGATGCTGGTTTAGGTTTAGAAGTATCAACCGATTTACTTTATTAAGAGGTGTTGTATGGACAGTAAAAAGTTTTTTATGAAAATTAGAGAAATAATTAGAGAAGAAATTCAATATGCATTGGAAACAAAAAGTAAGAATGAAACTAAAATTTCTCAAAAAAATGCTATTGATCATGGAATTAAATTAGTTAATAAAGTTAATGAAAATTCAAAAATAAAACAAAAACCAAAATCACAAAATTTTTCAAGCATAAATGATTTGTTAGAAGAAACAAGAAGAAGTTTGCAAGAAAGTTATGATATGGAAGATGAGTATAGATTTGATTCTGGAATGGCAGAAAATTTTGGTTCATCTAGAACAGGAAATGCTATACCACAAGGTTACTCACAATCGGAAATACCAACAGAAGTAATGAGTGCATTGACAAGAGATTATTCTGCACTAATGAAAAAAATTGAAGAAAAGAAAGGAGGTTGAGTAATTGGCAAGATTTCAAAATAGAATTAGGTATGAATTAAACCAATTACCATCGGAACCAAAACAAGTTTTACCGATTGGTATTAGTATGCCGTTTAATAATCCTAATGGTGTATTTTATCAAACATATACAAATTTAGATCAAGTTAGAACAAATTTAAAAAATCTTTTACTTACTGCTACCGGTGAAAGATATATGTTACCTGAGTTTGGGACAAACCTTAGATGGTTATTATTTGAAAATATAAGCGATGAGTCTCAATTTAGAGAATCATTGATAGGAACTATCACCAGTGCAGTTACAACATGGATGCCATATTTGAGTTTATCTAATATGGATGTAAAATTTAATTTAACGGATGATGGTAGAGTAGTTGATCCAAATAATGCAGTTTCAATTTCATTTATAGCAAGTATAATAGGATCGCCATCATATTTTCCTATTCAAATATTTATATCAGAGGAAGGTAGTTTACAAATAATAGAGGCAATATACAATGAGTGATTTGGTTAAAAAAGACATACGGTATTTGGCAAGAGATTTTGCATCTATAAAGTCAAATTTAGTAGATTTTGCAAGAAATTATTTTCCAAATACATATCAAGATTTTAACGAATCATCTCCTGGAATGATGTTTATGGAAATGGCTGCATATGTTGGTGATGTGCTTTCATTCTATACTGATGTTAATTTACAAGAATCAATGATACTTCATGCAAGTGAAAAATCAAATATTATGAACATTGCACATTCACTTGGATATAAACCAAAGTTAAAATCAGCTGCAACTGTTGAGTGTGATGTTTTTCAGTTAATTCCATCAAAAACAGTTGATGGTGAACTTGTTCCTGATTTTAATTATGCATTTGCTATAGAACCGGGAATGATATTGGCATCAGACGAACCAAATGTAAATAATAGATTTAGAACTACTGAATATATTGATTTTAGATTTAGTAGTAGTTTTGATCCAACAGAAGTTACTCCATTTGAAGTTGATGATATTACCGGCGAAATAACATTTTGGCTTTTAAAAAAATCTGTTCCAGCCATATCTGGAGAAATTTTATCAACGTCTTTTAATTTTGGATCACCAAAAAAATATGACGTTGTTCAATTTACAGAACCAAACCTAATTGAAGTTTTATATGGCGAAGATACAGAAGGGAATCGTTGGTATCATGTACCATATCTTGCACAAGATACTATATTCGATCCAGTTCCAAATATTCCAAGAAATGAAAAACATTTAAGTATTTACAGAAATGAAACACCTTATTTGTTAAAATTGAGAAGAATATCAAGACGTTTTACAATGAATACCGATGGAAGTGGAAACCATGAAATTGTATTTGGCGGAGGAATGACCAATTTAGATGATGAAATTTTAATACCAAATCCAGATTTGATAGGAAATTCTTTAACAGGAGTAGAAACTTCTGTTTCAGTAGACATAGATCCTTCAAATTTTTTGAATACAAAAACATATGGTCTTGCTCCATCCAATACAACTATAACAATCTATTATACCGTTGGTAATGGAGTAAAAGATAATATTGGATCCGAAATAATAAATAGGGTAATGTCCAGAACAATTCTTATAGATGAAACTGGTTTAGATTCTGTATTGTATAACCAATGCATTTCTAGTTTAGCGGTATCAAACCCTATACCCGCAGTTGGCGGTAAAGATGGTGAAGATGTAAATGAAATTAGACAAAATGCTTTGTCATATTTTGCAACACAAAACAGAGCCGTTACAAAAGAAGATTACATAATTCGTGCTTATAGTTTGCCATCAAAATATGGTGCAATAGCTAAAGCATATGTAACAAGAGATACTCAATTAACTTATGATGATGTATTTAATAGTGAAAGGCGTCAAAATGGATTGGCACTTGGGTTTTATGTATTGGGATATGACGGTAATGATAAACTTGTTCCTGTAAACAATGCAACAAAAGAAAATTTAAAGACATATATGAATTATCATCGTATACTAACTGATGCTATTGAAATAAAAGATGCATTTGTTATAAACATTGGTATTGAATTTGACATAATTACTTTGCCAGAACAAAATGGTAATCAAGTTGTATTAAGATGTATTGATAGATTAAAAAAATATTTTAATGTAAAAAATTGGCAAATAAATCAACCGATAGTTGTTAGCAACATCTATACAGAACTTGACAGAGTAGAAGGTGTTCAAACTGTAACCAATGTTAAGATAGTAAACTTACATGATCAAACAATGGGCTATTCACGTCATGTTTATAATATAGACAAGGCAACCAAAAATGGAATAATATTCCCATCACTTGATCCATCTATTTTTGAAATAAAATATCCAGATACCGATATTATTGGTAGAGTGAGGGCATTTTAATGATATATTCAATATACCCTGATAAAGATTCAACCATATATGAAAGATATGAAGAACTGAATAGTGGAACTGATTCTATATTGGAATTAAGGCATGATTTGGTAGGTTCATCAAGTTATTATAACAGTAGATTTTTGGTTAAATTTGATGTTTCTGGAATAGAAAATGATGTTAATTTGGGAAAAATATCAAATAATGCCAAATATTATCTTTCTTTGAAAATAGTTGAACCTTTTGAAATACCACTTGAATATAGTATTTATGCACACCCTTTAAGTGCTTCATGGGCAAATGGAACTGGAAAATTTTCACATCAACCAAGCACAACCGATGGTGTTTCTTGGGTTTATAGGACATCAAAAACAGTTGGAATTGAATGGGATATTCCACCTGGCGTTTCATCATTTGAATGGGATAATTTGTCACAAACATGGATTCAAAACGATAATACATGGGGTGGATCGAATATAATAGTCGATGTAACTTCATCTTATTTTACAAATGAAGGTGGTGGAACTTGGTGGAGCAGTGATGATTTAGAATGTTTTCAAAACTTTTCTTATGAAGCCGGTGATTTATTCATGGATGTTTCGCCCATAGTAAAAAAATGGATAACCGGTTCTGGAAAATTACAAAATGATGGATTCATAGTAAAATTTGATGATGAACTCGAAAAACTCAACCAACAATTTTCAGCAATAAAATTTTTCAGTACAGATAGTAATACAGTATATGTTCCTAGATTGTATGTTGTATGGGATGACTCTCAATTTGTAACAGGAAGTTTAACATCTGTTTCAGTAGAAAATTTAAACATAAATGTTAAACTAAAAAAAGAGTATTCTCAAAATGAGAAGGCAAAAATTAAAATATATGCAAATGATAGATACCCACAAAAAACATATACAACAGAATCTTACTATACAAAGAACTATTACTTGCCATCTTCATCATATTATGAAGTTAGGGACGCACATACTGATGATGTGATAATACCTTTTGATTATACTGGTTCAAAAATAAGTTGCGATTCCGAAGGAAATTATTTTAATTTGTGGATGAACTCATTTCAACCAGAAAGATTTTATAGAATTGCAATAAAGGTTGAAACTGATAATGGAAATAATGTTCAGATATTTGATAACAATTACTATTTCAAGGTTGTACGATGAATGAAGAAGACGTTATAAGAAATAAAGTAGGTGCGATTCGCCATATAAAATTAGAAGAAAACACTGGAAAATTAAGAGTGGATATTGTTGATGATAGATTTTTATTGTCAAGTTTTAGGTACATAATAGACTCTACATTTAATGATTTAGAGGATGCAGTGGAAGCAAACGAAAACATTAAAAATAAACTTGCAAGTGAATATGCATTTGGTGGTGGTTCAACGGATAGATATTTTAGAGAATTAAATGATATTATAAATCCAGATTCAGAAACACCAGATGCTATGAAGGTTAAAATTGCTTCTCTTGAAAGTAGAATAAAACAATTACAATCACTTCTAAAAACATCAGCTGAATATCAGGCAGTTCAGGCGGATGAATTGGAATCTATTAGAACTGATTTGTTTAGAAAAATTGCACAGTTAAGTAAATTAGGGCAACTTGGAGGTGCTGAATCTACCGATGCTGTTGCAGATTCAACGGTTACTGATGAAACTATAACACAAACAACCGGTTCAGGAGAATCAGATTTGCCAAGTAATCCGAATAATAGACAATTTTCATAATAAGATAAAATAATATGTCACGATTTAGTTA